CCATTACTTTTGCGCTGACCTGTATGATCTTTAAAACTATTTGCATAAATAGCTATTACTGGTTTCCTTTTTGCAGGAGAGATATTTTTTAATTCTTCTGATTGTAAATCAACTATAGAAGAACTTTTAATTACTACATTAGGAATTCCACTTCCTTCTAATACGTTTCTAGAAGCACAACTAGAAAGTAAAATCGCCAATAGGCACAGTAATATTGGTCGTTCCACCCGTCTCGTCAGTGATCGTAAGCGTAATTGTGTCGTTTTCAACAATATACTCAATCGTATTTCCCTCTAGTTCTAGTTTTCCTGACTCTTGTGGAGTCTCACCAAATAACTGTTCTACCATTTGCCTAGATAGTTGTGCATAGATACGGCTTTCTAAGTTTCTTATAAACCTAGCAAGTGTTGTATTGTCAGCGTCTCTTGCAAGTTCATCTTGATATGCTTCTATTTCATCTTTTATAGCTTGTTTTCTAGTAGCTTCTTGGTTCTCAATAGTAAGGTAATGACTTGATGTATTTATTCCTGAGAAACTAGGACTTTTAAACCTATACATTAACTCATCTGAATAACCGTATGAAGTTAATAACAATGAAAACAATGCTATGTATACATATATGATTAAAAACCACGAAAAACTATTTTTCATCACTATCCTTTAATTTATTTTCTTCTTTTAATTCTAAAACAGTGTTCACCTTTTGTTGTAATCGTATCATATCTTGGTCTAATAGTCTTAATTGATCCGTTAATCTTATAATCGTTATCTTCATTTCCTGTACTGCTGGGTCGATTTTGTTAGTTATAGTCTGCCATACAAAATAAACAAAGTAACCCAACCCAACTACCATAACCACAGGAAATCCGAAATCGGAAACTACCTGTACTATATCCATTACCTAAACTTCTTTTGTATATACTTAATCCCAGCATAAATAGATAAACCATAAATAGCAAATAAACTTAAAGAACCGAATACAATAAAATAATCTGAAGGATATAGATAAATTAAGCCAAATAAACCATCAACGACTGCTTCTGCATCTCCTATAGGAACTAGGTTAATCTCGTCTTGCATCTATGCGTCCGTCCTCTACAAAATTTTCAGCTCTAGCTATACGTTCTAGATCAGGTGATAACCCTAATGCACTACTAACGCTAGTATCTATACGAATCATATCGTTATTCATAGTAGAAGCTCTGGTAATTAACATCTTTGAGATAGCCTGTACTGTTTGTATCTCACCTACTAAACCATCCATCAACTGTTTCATGACAAGAAATATAAAATAAGCCATGATTAAACCACCTGCAACAGGCAGACCAAGTTCCGCTATTAGTGTAAAACCCTGTTCCATTTATGTTCTTCACCAGAAATAACTACGGTATCTAAAATACCAACCACAATAACATCAT